TCCAATTTATAAGCAAGTTCTTCTCTTGAAGAGGTATAAAACTTTTTTCTAATAGCTGCCTGTCCATTTTTAAATTTTACTTTTTTAGCATTTGTGTGACCTGAGCCCACTTCACTACTATAAACTTCTTTATATCCTTCATCAACAAGTTGTTTCAATCCCTCTATAGATTTGAGAGAATTTTTGGGTCTTATCGTTGGTGGTGGTGGAACAGGTTTAGGTTTAGTTCCAACTTTCTTTATTTTCTCACCAATTTGTTCCCTGACAGATTGACGGTCAATTCCAGTTTGACTGATAAAACTTCTCATTTTGGCTTGTAATTGTTTTATTTCTTCCAGCTCTTCCCAATTATCTTGTCCAGCTGCTCCCAATGCTGCTGCTTCTCTTTTTGTTTTGCGAATTTCCCTCTCAATCCCTCTTTGTATTTGTGTAGCTTCGTAAAACGAAATTGATTCGCCTTCATATTGGACATATTTATTTGCATAGCTTGATAATTCTGCTTCACTATATAACCTTTCAGAAATGCCCTTGAAAAATGGGAAAAATGAATGCCGACAATTCCACCCATGCAATCCTGTTCCTGTTCCATAACCTGTCACGGTAACAAAATCAGGATAATCAGGATCACTTCCATCAATAGAAAATACTCGACCTTGCCACATTTCATGATTTTCTGGTACATCACCCTTGTTTCTTGCTCCAATATGCGCTGAAGTTTCTACATGTTTTACTCCCATTTCCATGCATCGATTCCAAGTTAACAATCCAGCTGTTTGACTCACACCCGTCAAAACAGCTCTGCGCACAGCTACATCAAGTTTGTCCTTTCTTCCACTCGGATAATTTACAACAGTTAAACCCTCTCCAGCTAACTTTTTCACTCCTTGTTTCACTGCTGTATTATAATCAAATGCACCAGTAGATACTTGCATATAAGCCAAATCTGCAGCATCGATAAAAGCATCTTGTCCTGTTTGTGCTGTTGTCAAAGTTAGATTTTTCATCAGCTTATTTGTTTTATCTAAACCTGCTTTTAGCACTTGTAACATTGCTTCCGAAGCTTGCAAAGGACGAGGATTTAATCCTACTCTTTTATAAATTTTATTATCAAAAGCTACTGATTTTACTCCTGCATCTTTGAAAATTTTATACAATGTTGGTCTGGATATATTGCTAAGATGTGCTACTCTTTCAAGAAGCAAATTAAAAACATGACTTCCTCCACTTTCCAGCAATCTTTGAAACATATATGCTGCTGGACGTATTTCCAAATTTTTATCAAGCCATTTTACCAAATATGCTGCAATTTCATTAATAACACTTGTAGCAAATTTTTCATAAAGTTCTACAGCAGCATCGGGTAAAACATCTAATTCATCCATCAAAAGCATTTTTGTACCTTTTTAACTACAACTCCTATTTTAGCATTTACTCAAAACTCCCTTAAGGACCCTTATTTTTCACTCATTTTAGAATAGAAAGTATTAGACTTGACCCAAAAAAGGAGGTTGTAGTCATAAAATTATTTTATGAGTCGAACATTATACTGTCCAAGAATCAGTCATTTTTTTTCTTAAATGTAACAGAAAAATTTACATTTTTTGTTCCATAACCAGCATCATAACTTTCAAGATAAACCTTTTTGATAGAATATCCTAATCCCGCCAAAAATTGCTGTATTCTTGTTTCATAGCTCACTTTGTTGCCTTCTGGTATGTACCAACCATCTTGATCATTGACAAAATTTATTCCAAACTTTTTACCCCAAACACTCAATCCTACCACAAATTCATCTTTATCAAGATCGTACCATCCTGGATCATCTGATGTTTTAATAGTCCAATTGGTAACATTTACACCACCTTTTGAAAGTCCTCCAAGTTTAGAATCGGAATAAAAATCAGAAACATACGGATACATGTTACCTTTTTCCATCTGATTAGCAATTTCTTTAATAAATTCTCTTGCTGTTTTGTCTGTAAATTTAGCAGGTATTTTTTTTGGTAAATTTGCTCCTTCCCGTGCTGCATTTGTAGCTTTGCTGATATTTTCATCAGTCCACTGTCCACCTTCTTCTGAACCTTTTGGTATTCTGGGTTGATCTTTCCAATGGTTTGACATTACGGTAATCCTCCTGCAGTTTTTTGCTCGTATAAATCTTCTGGTTGTTCAGCTTTTACTTCTGCTAACCGTTCCTTGGCTGTTGCCTCATCTTCTCCAAAGTTACGCATTCTGAATTCCATTTTGCTCATAATTTGTGTGCCAACCAAGCGCAAATCTTGTTGAAATCGGAGATCAGTATCTACAATAACACTATCATCAAATTTGTAAGTTGCTGTATATTTGCCTTTTGGTGCCAATTTGGAGAGACTTGTCCAAATATCCATTGCATATAGCAGATCGTCTAATCCTTTTTCGATTGCTTTTTGGTTGTCCACAACAGCTGAATATGTTCTTTGCTGAGAAGATTTAATTTCTGTAGCTGTTTTATCAATAGTTTGGGGATTCGATAAAACACCATAAGCAATACCACAATTGAATTCAATTTTCTTCAAAATTGCATCCAACCCTGCAAGAAGATCAACTTGTCGGAAAGTAGGTGACCAATCTTGAAAAAGATCTCCTTCAATAGAAGATGTTTCAAGAGTGCGATATAATCGCTTATTTGGCAGATAGGATTTACCGTCAGAATCTTTACCGAATGCCAGTGAATCCACATAAAGTGCTCGCTTGCCAGAATCAAACTCCCATAAAAAGTTAGACCATTGCTCATCAGCTTTACGAATTAGGTCTGTAGCTCGTGAAAAACAGGAAACTCCTAATGGTGATCTTGGATCAATATTATTTGCGCCAGGAGAACGTATATATCCAAATAATGGCTGAGTAACACCTTCAACAATTGCATCTTCTTCCAATTCTGCCCATTCATCAACTAAAGAAAGATCACAAGGATTACCAAGCATTTCCGAATTATCACTAACAAAAGCTGCATTTTTTACTTCTACACCTTTGTCCGTAAGATTGTGATGTTCTAACCGAGTATAATATTTATCGTTCTTTTTTCGTTGATCCACGAAGATGCATTCGACAATTCTACCATTAGAATCAAAACGAATGGGATAAAACTGGTCTGCATGCACAAAATCGAACCCAATTTCCTTGTTATCCACATAAGGTTTGAGGACAATCCCACCTTTAGCAGCCCCAAATTCCACAATTTCTCGAAGTTTATCCCATATTTTCTCAAATTGTTGACTCAAAAAGTCTGCTCGTGAAGAATTTTCAATCACAACTTTTGCTTCAATTGTTGTAATTCTTGCGATTTCAGAGGCAATTGCTGCAGCTAAATTAAGAGAAAAAATACTTTTGTTATCTACCCAGTCCGCATTGTTCTCATAAAGCTTCCCCCATAATTCAAGTGCTTCCATCATTGCATCGGAAATTGCAATTTCAACTTTCATCTCATCTTGTACAGTTGTTTTGCCAATCAATTGGTACCACCTTTCCTTGATCCATGCAATGATTTTACGAATCATTTCTTATCCTTCAGCAATATCATCGACAATAATCTATTTTTCTTGCTCTTCTTTTTTTTGTTTACGAGTTCGTTCATTGTTCCTTTTTATTCCAGAGAGATAAGTTAAACCCTTGTCTGTCATGCGAATAATATCAGGAATAAGTGAACTATTCTTTGGAAGAATAATCGCATCAAATTTATTGCCTTTGTTTAAGCATTTTAATAACAATCCCCCAAAAGACAATTTCTCAACCGTGAAAGAAAATCCTTTTGTAGTTAAAGAAGCAATTTTCTTCTCTGTTTCTTCATCCAAAGGAAAATTTCTTTTTTCAGAACGTCCATCCGAATATACTCTTGATAATTCCATTTTATTTACCTCTTCGTTTCCATATAAGATTAGTGCGATACCGTACAGCATCAATAAAGTGATTGTTCTTGTCTGGATAATGGGAAATATATTCTCCATTTTTATCCATCTCCAGCTCATAATTGAGAAATTCTTGTGCAGCTTCTGGACAACGAATAGGATCAATTATAATTTCGGTCAAAGATTGCAACCATTTCATGCTATAATTTACAGATTCTGGTCCTTTCAATGCTCCACGACAAGAAGCTCCATATTCTCGGTAATCCGCAATACTTTTTGGTTCTGCACTATCTGCAATAATCATTTGATCTGGGGTATAACCTTTGTGTTCTACCAAATAATCATATGTCTCTTTATTTCCAGCTTTAAGAGCCTTGTATTCATCGAATAAAAATAATTTGCGCAGGTTCGATTCATAATGCGCTTTGATCCAAGCAAAAGGATCAGGGAAATACCCCCAATCAAGACCTTCCATAACTCGATCAAACTCTTTAATTTCTTCCTCTGTAATCTCTCGTAACACAACATTTTCGAACACTAACCCACCAGTACCAGTGATTTCTCCCAGATATTCGTGCTTATAAGCAAGTGGATTTACTTTCTTTAAATGTTCTGCTTCATTCAAAAACTGTGTTCCTAACCATTTTCTGGGAACAGTTAGGTAAGTGCTATGATGCTGATATTGATTAGGTTTGGGAACTAACACATAATTATTCACCCAGTTAGCAGCAGTACGTGGTGGGTTATATGTCTTGAATTCCCAGGCAAGTTCTCCACCACGAATAACTGATTGCTCAATTTTACGAATAGCTTCCTGACCGAAGAATTGATCCAATTCCTCAAACCACAACAAACCAATATGTCCAAAAACAGGTTTGATGCTTTTTATTTTTTCAGGTTTGTCTGCTCCCCTGAAGTAAATCTTTTGCCCAGTTGCGATATAAGTAATTTCCAATGGGGAAGTTATACACTTGAATTCTTCTGCCAGACCTAACATATTAATTGCCCAAACCAATTGTGTGTACACACTGTCTCGTAAAGTATTAGCAACTTGTCGCAAGGCAATACCATGAATTTCTGGATTGCGTATCAGGAGATAAACCATAATCAAAGAAGTGAAGGAGGATTTTGTGCTTCCACGTCCACCCTTCA